AAACAGGATAAGTAATATTCCCTTCAGTTTACATGATAGTCGGATACTACGGAATGAGTATAATAAAGCAACTTTAACTTTGAAGTTAGATAGGATATTTCAATTTGCCGACGATGAAGAGAAATGGTATCCGGGAATAATTGAGTTTACTAAAGCTGATATAGAAGAGTGCGACATCATGCTGTTTAACAGGCCGTATGGGTATGATGGGGAGAAATCGTTCACTGGAGAGGTCTTATCTTTTGATGAATTTCAAAAACGATATCCTGATGCAGACTTTGAGATCGTTACGGAAGGGTATTCTGGATATGACACAACATTCCAGGGATGGATATGGGAAGGAGAGAATGATCCGATCTTCGGAATTATGCGTATATGCAATACAGGAGATATGATATATCGAATTAAATAAATCCAGTTCGGGCTACAAAAAAGAGCAGGCACTCCAGTTAAGTGGAGCACCTGCTCTTATGCTTTTATATCAACCGTCACGCCGGACCTGAATTCCACGGTGAAGTGGTCGGAGAAAACGGTGATTTTTTCGATCAGCCTTCGGACGAGGCTCTCGTCGAACTCGGTGATCTCGATGGACTGGGCGGCGATGAAGTCTTGCAGTTCCTTGATGCGTCTCAGGTTTTCCTTCTGTGTCTCTGCGTCCATCTGGGATTGCTGTTTCTGGTTGCGAAGCCGGAAGATCTCGTCGGCGATGGCATCGTAGTCCTGTTTGCTGTTCGCTTTATCGATGAGCTCTTTCTGCAGCTCCTCGAGACGTTTGTCGAGGCCTTCCGGTGAGAGGGAGTCGGTGTTCATGACCGCTTTCGCGGCGTTCTCCTGAATCTGCCTGATGAAGGAGCCGCTGTCGGCGCAGATCCGGTTGATGGCCTTGAGTGAGATCTCCTTGAGCAGGGCCTCACTCACTGTCCGGTTCGTGCAGTTCTCATCGGCGGAGGAGGGCTCAAGCCTGCTGATGCAGCGCCAGACGATGGATTTCTTTCCTCGGTTGTTCCAGTGGATGCGTCGGTAGAGTTCACCGCACTCGCCGCAGCAGACGATCTGGGAGAAGCAGTTGTTGCCGGAGAAGCAGCGCTTCTTCCCGGATTTGCTTGAATGGACGTTGCGGCGGCGGACCAGTTCGGCCTGCACCTGCATGAACAGCTCCTTTGGAATGATTGCCTCATGGTCGTCCTCGACGTAGTACTGCGGGACGATACCGGTGTTCTTGACACGCTTCTTGGTAAGAAAATCGGTGGTGTAGGTCTTCTGGAGCAGAGCGTCACCCATGTACTTTTCATTTCGAAGAATCTTGTTGATTGTGCTGTCATACCATTTCGTCTTGCCTGCTCCGGTGAGGACGCCGTCCGCTTCCAGGTGCTGGCAGATCTTCTTCATGCTGTGGCCTTCGAGGTATTCGCGGTAGATGCGTTTGACGACTTCGGCCTGTTTGGGATCAATGACCAGTTTTCCATTCTCGTCTTTTGTGTAGCCGAGGAAGTGATTGTGGTTTACCTGTACTTTCCCCTGCTGGTAACGATACTGAAGCCCGAGCTTCACGTTCTGGGAGAGGGATTGTGATTCCTGCTGTGCGAGGCTTGCCATGATCGTGATCAGGACCTCGCCTTTGGCGTCCATTGTGTTGATGGATTCCTTCTCGAAATAAACGGGAATGTTCTTGTCCTTGAGTTGCCTGATGTACTGCAGGCAATCGAGTGTATTTCTAGCGAATCGGCTGATCGATTTCGTGATGATCATGTCGATATTTCCGGCCATGCATTCGTCGATCATTCGGTTGAATTCGTCACGCTTCTTGGTGTTTGTTCCGGAGATGCCGTCATCTGCGAAAATGCCGGCGAGCTGCCAGTCTGGATTATTCTGGATGAATTCCTTGTAGTGGCTGACCTGTGTCTCATAGCTGGTTTCCTGTTCGTCGGAGTCCGTGCTAACACGGCAGTAGGCGGCGACACGCAGCTTTGGCTTTTCCGGTTTTTTGATATTGTTTCCGACCTGTCGTCTTGCGGGAATGAATGTTATGCTTCCCATTTAATCAGCCTCGCTTTCAATCAGGCTGTAGAGGTATTCGGCCTGAAGTTTCGGATCATCGTACTGCTTATCTGAATTCGTCATGAAAAATCTTGTAGGTACGGCAGGCAGGACCGCTGGCTTTCTTCTGTGGTTCCTGCCGAGAAGATCGGAACGCCTTTTGATCTCCGTGGCAGCTCTCTCGTAGGTTTGCCGGTCAATTAGAGCCGGGTAAAAATCATCTCCGGGATAGTGGGAGTTCTGGATGATACGTTTGGCCGTCCCGTGGTAAGTTTCAATCCCGGCTTCCTGAGCCGCTTTGACAAGCGACATGCCTGAAAGATAGTTTGCATACAGCAGTCGGATTTTTACAGCGGCATCTTCGTCGATGACTGCGCGTCCGTTTTGTATCTTGTAACCGAATGGTGTGTGCCCCATATCATCACATCCTTTCATGCAGGGACAAGCCGCATTTTAGTTCAAAGCAGACTTCCTCACGCGAAACCACAATGATCCGGTCGACGTGGCGGGTGAAGAGCTCATCGTCAAAGGCATCCAGCATCACGCCTTTCTCGGTGAAATGCAGAAGGTCGTTTGCTGAGGCCAGCGTGCTGACGCTGCCTGAAATGTTATTCGAGAGGGCTTCCATCTCGCGTTTATTATTCTCAGCTTCTGACAGGAGGAAGTTGTTTTCACGATTGTAGAGAACCTGATCGATAATTCCCTGAGTCATCAGGCGGGAAAGAGTCTCACGTTTTTCTGTGTTCGCTGCAAGCATGGTCTGCAGCTCCTGTATTCTTTTCATCGGGGAGTCGACAGGTGAATTCTGCAATGCCTCGATATAGGGCTTTAGTATCCTCCGGTGTGCGAAAATGAGCTTGTTCATCATGGTTACGAAGGCAAGTTTCAGTTCGTTGTCACAGATGTATTTCATAGAGCATTTTGTCTTGTCCTCGATGTGTGTGGCGCAGACCCATGCTATGTATTGACTGTCGATGCAGTAATGGGTTCTTCGTTTGAATGTTGAACCGCATTCTCCGCAGATAATCTTTCCGGTGAATGCGTATCGGTTCTGGTATTTGCTGCTTTCTGCACGAATTCCTTTTTCTCTGGCGTGCTGCAAAATCATGGCTCTGGCTGCTTCGGCATCCTCATGAGTGATGATCGCTTCGTGATGATTCTGCACGATGTATTGGTTCTTTTCTCCATGATTTATGTGGCGGTTGAATTCTGCGTCTGAGTAGGTTTTCTGGAAAAGACAGTCACCGGTGTATTTTTCGTTGGCAATCATGCTGCGTATCGTAGAGGCATCCCATTTGCCACCACGTTTTGCAGGAATGTCGCGTTCATTAAGTGCCCTGGCGATTGCAACGCAGCTTTTACCGGACAGGACTGCGGAGAAAATTTCTTTGACAATGGCTGCTTGTTCTTTGTTTACAGTCATTTGCTGCCCATCCCAGTCATAACCGTAGGGTGGATAGCTGATTTTGAATGTACCGTTTTCAAAACGCTTCTGGATTGACCACTTGCTGTTTTCGGCAATGGATACGGATTCGCTTTCTGCCATGCTGGAGAGAATAGACAGAAAGAGTTCGCTTTCCATTGTTCCGGTGTTGATGTTCTCCTTCTCGAAGTAGATCGGGATATGCAGACCGAGGAGCTTTCTTACCAGTTCCAGACAGTCGGTTGTATTTCGGCTGAAACGGCTGATGGACTTCGTTACGACAAGGTCTATCTTCCCGGCTTCGCAATCCGAGACCATTCTCATGAGCTCAGGCCGCTTGTCTTTCTTTGTCCCGGTGATGCCTTCGTCATAGTAGAGTCCTGCAAATGTCCAGTCGCTGCGTGTCCTGATGTAACTCTCATAATGGCTTTTCTGAGCCTCGAGGCTTTCCAGCTGGGCGTCTGAGTCTGTCGAGACACGGCAGTAGGCGGCTACCCTGATTTTCTGAAGCCTGATGTTTGATTGTGCTGTTTTGTCGATTTTTGTTACTTTTTTCAAGGTTTATCCTCCTTTCCGTGTGACTATATATCGCTCTGAAACCATTACACATCAAGCGTTTCTTGCATTATTTCCGCAAACAGCGGAGAGAAAGTTTCACGATTGATGGCAGATAATTTGTTGAATTCTTTCTCAGAGATCAGCCCAGTATCAAGCAGACTCTTTGCCAGCTGCTGCGCTCTGTGATAGTCAACGTCACTGACGATTCTCTTTTGTGTGAAATATCTGGACTGAAGATTGTCTGACATAGCAGTTTTGCCTCCTTCAAGTCTTAAGTCCCCGAAAAACGGTCAAAAACGCACCCCTTGCCGTTAAAATTTCAATCTTTTTTGTAGAAATTGCATTCGTACCCGTCGGCCCGTAACAACAGGCCCG